AGTTGCATGACGGAGGTAAGACTCACAATTCAATCAGGGCTTTGTTAGAGGCAAATGGGCATAGCATGAATAACTTGAATTCGGGATATGGTATGTTTGATAATGACAATAGTGGCGTTAGTCAGGCCATTGTAAACAGAATGATGAACATAACTAGGGCTAATTCACATCTGCCCGAAGACAAGCGTACAGATATATTCAATCGCACTAAGCAAATGTCTGTCAGAGAATTACTTTCAGCCATGCATCCCGAACTAGACAAAGGGTTCACACCGGCTGAAGGCTCAGAGCAAATCCGAAACCTGCAGAGTTTACTTCATTTAGATGATAGTTACAAACCAACTAAGAAAACTAAGGAAATAGCAAATAAGTTAGGTTTACATCTCATTCCTCCAAAGGGTGACGAGTTTGGCGGTTACGATAGGTTGTTGTCCGGTCACTTGGTAGTAGACCCTTCAGCAGACACAACTGGTATTACTCACATTACAACTGCATCTATGAAAAATAGGATGCAGCCAATATCAAACGTATCTAAAGAAGGTGGGCTAGGTATAAACTGTTTCTTTACAGACCCTAACATCTCCTTCAAGTATTCAGGTTACCAACCAACTATCAAACCAATCATAGGTAGTAATCACAAATTCGTTGGCTGGGAAAAGGTAGAACCTTACGAATATGATTCAAGAACTCCCCCAAGGTCTATTTATGAGCAGGGTGTGCCCGAATTGATGCAATACTTAGGTCAAATTGATACTAGTCGTTTGATTAGGCCTGCTGCGCATAGCAGCCTGTTTAGTAGAGCCGATGAGCAAGATGCTACAATGTTGCTTGCGTCACTTTCTAATCCTGACATTATGCTCAAGAAAGACGGCGAATATCCAATCCTTCAACCAATGCACCGCATATTCAAGTTAGATGATTTGGAACACCTTCGTGGATTTAGCGGGGACTGGATTGTGTCTGCTATGCCTGAAGGTCCGAGAGCATTCGTAGAGAAGAAAGATGACAAGATTACAGTTAGAGGTGATTTCGATCTTGATGATGACACCAAGAAAAACTTCTCTAAGATATCTAAGAAAAACTTTGTTGTTGATGTCGTGCTTGCGGGTAAAGAATACAATGTCATAGATATTGTTGAGTACGATGATAGCGACGTGCATGACATGCCTCTACAAGAACGCATAAAGATTCTAAGAGGCACTATGGAAAGCACGGAGAATGTGCTACTACCGGCTGCCCACAATCTAAGATTAACTGATGATGTAGGCTTAGAAGTAATAGTCAAAGATTTACTCAAGGAACACAAGCGATTGGTACTAAGAGATGCTAACTCTACCTATATGAAAGGAGAAAGTCGCCATCCAAAGTGGGTATTGTATGATGAAGGCCAAGATGTCAACTTGATGGTTCTTGACAAGAAGGGTACATCTTCCTTTACATATCGATTAGGCACAGGCCCTATTACTCATGAAGACTCGTTAGGTGAGCGCGCTGTTGAGTATAAGGGCGACACGTACATGGATGTAGGTACATCATTCCAATCTGAAGATGAGTATGAGGTCGGAGATATAGTTACAGTAAATGTAGACAGTATCTCTGTAACTGGAAATGTAGATGGCGTTGACATTTATACTGTTAGTAGTAATGAAATTAAAGGAGAGGCGGAAGGTGAAGGTGTTTCTAGTGTAGAGACATTATCGATGTTCACCAAGTCAGAACCTATGATGTGGCCTCATGAAATTGATAGGGATGGGGATAGAATCGTAATCAAGATGGCTGCTGGCGACGTGAGTTATCGTGCATCATCAATCAATGGTGAATGGTTCATGTTTAATCCAAAGGCTGACAACGGCTGGCTTATTAGATTATCAGAAAGCCAAAGGCCGTTTTGGTCTTCAGTGGTAGGCGTTATGCTGAAGGCCGATTTGTCATTGTACGATGATGAATCTAAAGCAGAAGTGCACGAATCTAAAAATGATGGTAAGCCATTAATACCTCCAAAGAAAACAAAAAATACTAATTTTTGGGAATCTGAAGTAGATGATGTAATTGAGCACAAAAAGAAAGTCAAGCGCCTGTTAGCAAAGAGTTTGACTTTAGCATCTTCTATGTTGAAGTCAGGAGTAGGTGCTGTGGGTGATTCTAGCACAGGTGCTATGGGACTTGGAATAGGTTATGCAACACCTATAGAATCACCAAGTGGCCCTACCAGTCTTGTTGGTTCCAAGACTATGCCCGATCATGATGCTAGGGATATTGAACGTGATAACAAAGAGCGGGCCAAGGATAAAAAAATGGGCTACAGAGAGTCTGTTCCTAATGATGAACAAGGAGAACTGTCTGTAAATAGAGACAAGGCTGCTTTCGTATCTTATTAAATAGTATGAACAGTGTAATTATTGGCATGGCACCAGCGGCTGCACTGAGGACATCTACCTCTGTCCATCCTGCTAGTATTGCCATAGTCAAGTCATCCAATGACCTAATTATTGCTGGCTATGCATCTGTAGAGATGGTAGACAAGCAAGGTGACTTGATTACTCGTGGAGCATTAAAAGATGCCTTTGGTAACTTTATGAAAGCAGATGGCTTTCGCAATGTTCAACTAGCACACTCAAACATTCAGGTCGGTGAAGTTATCAAGGCTTACACTGACTCTGATGGTAGACTATGGAAGTCCGGCGTTGATGACGCTGGCATGTTCGTTGTCATCAAACTTAGAGATGACATCGAGAAGGCTCGTGAAGTAGCCAATGAGATTCGCAAGGGTAACCTAACTGGGTTCAGCATTGGAGGACAGGCGTTTAAGCGCATTAACAAATCTGATGTAAAGCATGGAAACTATACTGAGATTTCCAAGTTAGAACTACACGAAGTTACTATTTGTGAAAAGGGGATTAACCCCGAAGCATCCTTTAGAATACTGAAGGAGGACACTACTATGACAAACGACGTAGACGCATTGGGTGAATTGGCATCCGTAATAGATCGTTTATCTAAGCAGTTGGACGACATGGACAAAGAAGATGAAACAAAGGGCATGCACGAAGAAATGAAGGGCATGCACAAAGACATGGGAGAAAAGGGGGAAAAACCTGATTTCCTTGACATGGACAAAGATGGTAACAAAACGGAATCATTGGAAGACGCATTGGAAGACCGTGACGAAGACGAAGATGACGACATGGATATGGACGACAGACCAAAAAGGAAACCTAAAGAAGAATTAAGACTAGCCGAGGACGACAATATGGCAAAGGAAGAAGAAGAAGATGATAAGAAAAAAGAAATGAAAGACAAGATGTACAAGGATGACATGGAAAAGTCAGAGTACAGCGATGTCATTACTAGCGAATACCTAGATTGGATGGAGAACACTTTGAAGTCCGCTGGCGTAGACACTGGTGCTGCTCGCTCACACTTTGACGGTGTTGCTAAGGCTAACCTCGGCAGCACTCCTGAGCAGATTGGAGATGGAGCAGACTACTTCGGAGGCCAAGTAAAAGGCCGTGCAACTGAAAGTGGTTCACCATCAACCAGTGCTATTTCCCGTGCAGGACTAGGCGGAGGCGGCGATGTTGCTAAATCTTACCTAAACCCTGACAATGTTTCCCCATCTGAAATTGAAGACGCATATGAAGTCTTTAAGGCAGCAGCAATGGAACAGCAGTTCAAGAACAACTTGAACGATGTGTTCTCAGAGCGCTTGCAAAAGGAACTAACATCAGAAGCACAGACTCGTGCAGCAGCACAGTTTGACGCTCGTGGCCCTCTCGCAACTATCGAGAAGGCAATTTCACAACTAAGTGACAGAATCGATAACATCGGTTCTTCAACAACTGCGGAAATCCGCAAGTCAACAAACCACTCCACAGTAGAAATACCATCTACAGAGGAACTAGCAAACATGTCGTGGGACGAAGTACACAGTCTCGCAGGAAGTGTTTGGAACTAAATGGAGGAATGAATAATGGCACGAAATTACACACGCACAGTACAAGACATGGAACGCTACTACTATGGAGCAGGCACTAACATGGGATTCGGTTACTCCGGTAGCGAACTTCTCAAGGCAGACGCTCCAATGCTAAGCACAACCGCTGGAACATACCAAGCAATCTACGGACGCAAAGTATGGTCACAGTTGAACCAAGAATTTAACGCATTCTCTATCCTTCCTAAGAAACCTTGGGACCGAAGTGGATGGAGAGTTGTAACTGCAAAGCCTTCGACAGCAGTCGGTGGCGGTATTGCAGAGAACGGCACACTGCCTGATACTACAAAGCCTACATTCCAAAATGTTGCAGCAAAGCCTAAGACTATCGCACACTCATTCGATATGTCCGAGGTTGCAATCTTCTTGAATGACAAGGATGACGGACTTGGCGACATTCGCTCTGTCCTAAAGGAAGAGATGGGTAAGCACCACGCTGAGCACATCAACCAAATGCTATTGGAAGATGTTACAACAGCAGCAGGTAACGATCTTGAATCACTTGACAGAATTACTACTGGTAACAACAGCATGACATCCGGCACTCACTACGATGCTGGTGACGAAGATATCTACAGCATTGACCGCAGTGCAAACACTTGGTCCTTTGCTGAAGATTCTGCTAACAGCAGTTCTACTAACAGAACATTATCACTAGACCACCTAGACGAGATATTCAGACTTGTTTGGGAACGTGGTGGTAATCCAAAGGTTATGCTAACAGGATATGACACTCTAATGAGAATCCAGCAACTATTGCAGGCTCAACAGAGATTCATGGAAGAGAAGCGTGTTGTACCAACATACAACGGCGTTAAGGGTGTACCGGGTGTTGAGGCAGGATTCATTGTCGCAACTTACAACGGTGTACCAATCATCCCATCTAAGGATGTAGCAAAAGACGGCATCAGCAGAATTTACATGCTTGACACCGACTACATGTACTACAGTACTGCAAAACCAACTCAATACTTTGAGTCCGGTATCGAAACTGGCGATCCATTCGCAATCAACAGACTAGGGCAGGAAGGACTTTACCGCACAATGGGTGAAGTTTGGACTACTTTCTTTGGAGGTCAAGGTTCCATCCGTGACCTACAGTGAGGCTCTATTGGAGAATTAATACAGGAGATGAAAAATTATGGCAACAACAACATACAGAGGAATTACCTACACTACTAGTAGCAGCGCAGGAATCGAGGTATTACTCGATATGCCACTACAGGGTGGAGTAGACCAAGACAAGACAGAATGGTTGAACGGCAACAGTGGTGGCTCTTATCCGGGTTCACTAACTGGCTTTGTCGCTAACAACGCTGACGGTTCTAAAGTACAGAACCCACGACTATTAGTTGTACACGTTAGTACAATGATTGACAACGAAACACTGACTCTTTCAGGAGAGTGCACAGAAGTTATGCACACCTCTTGTCAGTGGGCTGAAACTACTGCTGCACCGGGTCTATCCCAACACGCAGCCGTGGCTAGTCTACTTGCTAATGGAGCAGTCAACACATCAACTGCTGCTATTGTAACCGATGGTGCAGATGCTACTGCAAGTTTTAGCGTAGGCGACTTAGTATTCAATGCTGCAGGGGCAGCACACGGTAAAATATCTAGTATTACTGGTAGCGGCTCTGCAAGAACCTTGAACTTAGAAGGTAACAACACAGTGGCAATAAGTGATAATGATGCATTGCACCAAAGAACCCCGCTTGTTCTCAAGAACACATCGGGAAGCACTGAGTCAGTTACTCTAATGATGCTAGTCCGTTGAGGTGATTCAACTTGCCTACAGTGACATACATCGGCTCTGCAGTTTGGCGCAGGCGACCCGATAACGGGGAGTACTGGGAACGCAGAATACCTGTAGAAGTCAGCCAAGGTTGGCTAGACAGACACAGGGTTGCAATCTGCACTAACCCTACTGCTTTCAAAGTAGAGGGTGACGCAGCAGTTACAACAGACGAAGGTGATGACGGAATACCTGATGCAGGCTGGACTAAGAAAGACATCAGCGCATGGCTCAAGGCTAAGGGTGCAGAGTTCGGTGGTTACGCTACAAAGGCGAAACTACTCGGACTTGTGGAGGAAACACTAAATCCTCCGGCACCTGAGCCTGAGCCAGTAGCAGTCGAAGAGCCAGTGGCAGAAGAGGCAGTTGAAGAATCAATTATAGGAGATGAAGAATAATGGCAGTAACAATAGATCCAAGACCGACATATTTCGGTGACAGAATGGTAGTAACAGGAACCTATGGTGCAAGTGAC